ACCTGGCTTTACCCATCAAAGACCTAACAATCAAACAAATCCGGTCATCAGTAGCATGCTGGCTATTGCAGATAGATTACGTGCCGTCATTATTGCCGATGGCCCAAATACCAACGATCAAGACGCGATCACATGGCGCAAGGATTGTGGTCATGCACGTGTTTATGTGGTTGATCCTTGGGTGAAGATTTTTACCGATCATGAGGAAGTAGTCCCACCAAGCCCTTATGTAGCAGGGCTTATTGCTCGTAGTGATAATGAAAATGGCTTTTGGTGGTCACCGTCTAACCAAGAGATTTATGGCATCGTCGGCACTGCAAGACCTGTTGATTTTACTTTAGGCGATGCTAATTGCCGAGCAAATTTCCTCAACGAAAATGAAGTCACCACCATTATCCATCAAGAGGGATACCGTCTTTGGGGAAATAGAAGTTGTGCAAGCGATCCTAAATGGGCATTTTTATCAGTGCGCAGAACCGCTGATCTAATCAATGATAGCTTGCTGCGTGCGCATCTTTGGGCTGTCGACCGAAACATCACCCGTACTTATTTAGATGATGTGGTGGAAAGCGTAAATAGCTATTTGGCCCATCTTAAAGCGCTGGGCGCTATTTTAGGCGGGCAGTGTTACCCAGATCCGGAGCTCAATACTCCAGCTAATATCGCGCAAGGTAAAGTCTACTTTGACTTTGATTTCACACCGCCTTACCCGGCTGAACGAATCGTCTTTCGCTCCCATTTGATTAACGATTATATTAAGGAGCTAATCTAATGTTGCCAAAAATACTTAAAAATTTTAACGCCTTTGTTGATGGTCGCGGTTATGCCGGACGCATTGATGAAATCAGTCTGCCAAAGCTTTCAATTAAAACCGAGGAGCACCGCGCCGGTGGCATGGATATTCCCGTTGCCATTGATATGGGTATGGAGAAATTAGAAGCAGAGCTCACCTTTTCTGAATATGACCCTGAATTATTTAGGCTCTTTGGACTTATAGATGACAACGCTGTTTCGCTTACCCTTCGTGGTGGACTGCAAGGCAGCGGAGACGCTGAAGCTGTGGTGGTGAATTTACGGGGCCAATTTAAGGAACTTGATCCAGGAAATTGGAAACCTGCTGATAAAGCAACGCTTAAATGCACCTTATCCATCCGCTATTACAAACTAACCATTGATCGCCGTGAACTGATTGAAATTGATGCCGAAAACATGGTGCGCAAAATCAATGGCGTTGATCAAATGTCATCACTTCGAACTGCTTTAGGAATTTAATATGCATAAAATCAAACTCAACGAACCGATTAAAATTGATGGGGTGAGCATCTCAGAGCTGACTTTAAGGCGCCCGAAAGTCCGTGATCGCTTGGCGGTTGAAAGGCTTGGCACCAATGATGCGGAAAAAGAAGTGGCCCTTATTGCCAATCTTGCCGATATTCCAAAAGATGCTGTGGAAGAATTGGATCTGGCTGATTACGCCAAAATCCAGGAGGCATTACAGGGTTTTTTGTTGCCATTAAATCCGACGACTTAAGAAGCAGCGTGCTATCTCTGGCTGCTTTTACGGGTGGCGGGATCGGTGAATTTTTAGAGATGGAGATCGAGGAGTTTATCTTATGGCTTAACAGTGCAAGGGAGTTACAAAAAACATGACCGCCATTCATACCTTATCCGTTGTTATCGGCGCTGCCTTAAAGGGAAATTTTGGCGCCACTATAGCTCAAGGCGCATCCCAGCTTAATCGACTTGGTCAAGCGATTAAGCAACTAGAATCATCAGGCAAAACAGTCAGTAAATTCCAACAGCTTCATCGAGATACTTTGCTTGCTAAACGTGGATGGATGGACGCTGAAAAACAAGTTAAATCTCTTGCCATGCAGATGGCAGCCACTGCTAATCCCAGCAAAGCCTTGGTCACTGAATTTGAACGCTCTAAAACCGCAGCACTTAAGGTTAAAACAGCTTACTTGCAAAAGCGTGAAGCTCTTCATAATCTTGATAATGAAATTCGAAAATCCGGCCAAGATATCCAAGGCCTCATTGCTCAGCAAACCAAATTAGGTTCATCGATTGAGAAACTCAAAGGCCATTATGTTGTTCTCGACCGAATCATGCAAAAGCGCCAAGGTGTTCTTGCGCAAAGAGCCAATTTACGAGGTCAGTTACTTGATGCCGTTGCACTTGGTGCAACCTTATCCGCACCCATTAAAGCCGCGATTGATTTTGAAAGCGCTATGGCCGATGTACGCAAAGTTGTCAATTTCGACACGCCTGATGGCCTGCAAAAATTAGGTGAAACTCTAAAAATCATGTCACGGGAAATCCCACTATCTGCAGCGGGCCTTGCACAAATTGCTGCAAGCGGTGGGCAGCTTGGTATTGCGGCTAAAGATTTAGCGGCATTTACTAATACCGTTGCAAAGATGGCTACTGCTTTTGATATGTCAGCTGAAGAAGCCGGCGATGCCATGGCAAAATTGGCTAACGTTTACCAAATTCCAATCACTGAGATGAGCAAGCTGGGTGATGCGATCAATTATCTTTCTGATAATACTGCCGCAAAAGCCAAAGATATGGTGCCGGCACTTAACCGTATTGGTGGTACAGCGCGGCAATTTGGCTTAACCGCTGTGCAAGCAAGCGCTCTTGCGGGGGCTTTCATAAGCCTTGGCAAAGCCCCTGAAAAGGCAGGTACTGCAATCAATGCAATGCTCAGCAAACTGCAAACTGCTGGCAAACAGGGTAAAAAATTCCAAGATGCTTTACGTCAAATGGGAATGAGCGCCAAACAGCTAGAAAAAGATATCGGTCAAGATGCACAAGGAGCTTTAGTTAAGTTCCTTGAGTCTATGGAAAAAATGGACAAGCAAAAACGTTCCGGAATCCTTTTTGATCTCTTTGGCATGGAATATCAAGATGACGTGGCCTTGCTGGTAGGCAGTCTCAATGAATACAAAAAAGCTGTGAGTTTAATTAACGATGAGACCAAATTTGCAGGCTCCATGCAGCGTGAATTTGCCAATCGCGCTAATACTACGGCTAATAATTTACAGCTCCTAAAAAATGGCCTTGCAGAAGTTGGAATGAATCTAGGCTCTGTGCTCTTGCCGCCTCTCAATGCCTTGGTGAAGGTGCTTCGCACCGCAACAACTCAAATGGCTGGCTTTGCCGAACAACATCCTATCTTAACTAAAGTCATCATGGGAGTTACAGCAGCTCTAATTGGCGGAAAAATAGCAGCCATTACCCTTGGTTATGCTTGGACTTTTATTCAAGGCGGTGCATTGGCTCTTGCGACAGCTTGGCGTGCTCTTTTAATTACTATTACCCTCATCAAAGCAGGTTTTATCGGCGTTAATAGTGCTTCTCTTATTACAGCAGTCAGAATGGGTACTCTTGCTTTTGGGGGTGCACTGCAAGCCCTTGGTACCTCGTTCATGGCTTTAGCTTCCAGGGTCTTTCCAGCAGTTATTACAGGTTTTCGTGCGTTAACGGTTGCCATGATGAGTAACCCTGTTGGTGCTATTGTCGGCGGAATAGCCATTGCGGCAACCTTGGTAATTACGAATTGGGAGAGTGTCAAAAGCTTTTTCATGACCATTTGGGAACCGATAAAACCCGTATGGGAAGCCTTTGGTGATTGGCTGGGTAAATTCTGGGAGAAAATAAAAACACCTTTTAAAGCTGTCGGTGGTCTTTGGGATAAATTATGGGGTAAAAAAGACGCCCATGAACTTAGCATTCCTGAAATGCAGCCAGTTGGTGATGCCCTAAAAACTCCGCTTTCAGTTACGCCAAAAACAGTTGAAAACAAAACACAAAACAACAGTTACAACATCAATGTCCAAGCTTCACCCAATCAAAATTCAAAAGAAGTTGCAGATGAAGTGATGCGTCGCCTAAAAGCGCAATCAAGAGGCGCGCTCTATGATCCTGTGGGGGCCTTGCCATGATGCTTGCTTTAGGGCCTTATCGGTTTTCCTTAAATACCAGCGCCTATCAAACATTAAAACGCAGCAGTGAATATCGCTGGCCTTCCATCGAACGTATTGGCCAAGAACCTTTGCTTCAAGCCCTTGGTCAGGGCTCAGACCGTATTGATTTAGATGGTGTGATTTACCCACATTTTCGTGGAGGATTGGGGCAAATAAATGCGATGCGTGACTCTGCTTCAAAGCAAGAACCGCTGATGCTGATTAATGGTTTAGGTGAAGTCTTGGGGCGTTTTGTCATTACCCAAATTGAAGAGACGCAAAATACCTTTTTACCGGACGGCGTACCCCGAAAAATTGAATTTAGATTAAGTCTGGAACGTTACGGGGAAGATTTATGACGCTTTATAGAACCAAAGAACATGACATGCTGGATTGGATCTGCTGGAAGCATTATGGCTTTCAATCGGGTGCTGTGGAGATTGTTTTAACGGCTAACCCTGAGCTTGCTGAATGGGGGAGCTTTCTTCCTGCAGGATTATTGATTGCTTTACCTGAGATTAAAAAAGCCGCCGCAAAGCCAACCATAAAATTATGGGATTGATATGACGCCGGATTTTAACATTTGGGCTCAAGGCAATCTCATTACCGGCCTCATCAAACAAAGACTGATTTCGCTTCGCATCACTGATGAAGCGGGCATTACCAGCGATAGCATGGAAATTTGTTTAGAGGATCGTGATTCCCTCATTGAAATGCCTTCCTCAGGAAGCAAACTACAAGTGCATTTGGGGTATGCTGAAACCGGACTTGTGGTCATGGGGCTTTATATTGTTGATGAAGTTACCCTTGAGGGACATCCCCAAGTCATGAAGATTAAAGGCCATGCTGCTGATTTAAAAGCCTCCTTTAAATCACAAAAAACCGATGAATGGCATCAAAAAACTATCGGAGATTTGGTCAGTACCATTGCAGCCAAACACGGCTATGAACCACGAATTGCCTCACAATTTGCAGATATTCTATTGCCACATATTGATCAAACGGCAGAAAGCGATATGCATTTACTCTCACGTCTGGCGCAGCTCCATGGAGCCATCAGTAAACCTGCCGGTGGGTTCTTGCTTTTTGTGCCTGAAGGCAAAGCTAAATCTTTTACCGGGCAAATCATTGGCGGCAGTACCATTGATTTAAAAGAAATCTCCAGTTGGCGCGTCACATTTGCTGAGCGTGATCATCAAGCTTCTGTTATTTGCTATTGGCATGATCCTAATAAAGCCGAGCCTATAGAAGAAAAAGCAGGTGACGGCGAACCCGTGCATACACTCCGCGGTGTTTATCCAAATAGCGGCCTTGCAAAGGCTGCAGCACAAGCAAAACTCGAGCGCCTGACACGTGGCACGCAAACCTTGAATATAACCTTAGCTGGTCGTGCAGATCTGGTAGCGGAATCCAAAATCTACTTATCTGGGTTTCGTTCCGGTATTCCTAGCGACTGGATAATAACACGTGCAGAGCACACGTTAGATAGCAGCGGTTATCGCACCACTATCGATGCTTCACGTGATTTTGAGGGAGATACGGATGACCAATAAAACGAACATACTGACCAGATGGCAATTAGAGCGCAAAATCCCACTGGGAATTATTATCGCCATTCTTTTACAAACACTCACCGCTATTTGGTGGGCAGCCAAACTAGATTCACGGGTTGTGATGCAGGAGGACTGGTTTCAGAAAAACCAACATTTGGCAGAAAAAGTCTTTCGGCTTGAAGAGCGTCTTATTGCCATTCATGAAGAAATCAACGAATTGGAGGCAAGACTCAACCATGTCAAATAAACCTAAAACCTTGAACGATGAACGCTTTGAACATGCCGTCAGCTTTGTATTAGCCCATGAAGGTGGCTACAGCAATGACATAGATGATGATGGCGGCGAGACCAAATTTGGAATTTCCAAACGCAGCTATCCACACATTGACGTGGACACTTTGACAGTTGAGCAAGCCAAAGCCATTTATAAACGCGATTTTTGGGAACCTCAGCTTTATAAAGATATCAAAGACGTCAATCTTGCGACCAAAGTTTTCGATTTGGCGGTAAATATGGGATCAAACTGGTCTCACCGGCTTGTGCAAAGAGCCTTAAGAGCCACAGGACAAGATATTTTGGAAGACGGCATTTTAGGCCCTATGACGCTTGCCGCCATCAATAAAGCTGATCTGACGGATTTGCTTGCAGCATTGAAATCTGAAGCTGCTGGATATTATCGAACACTCGCCGCCACTCAGCCAAGGCGGGCCAAATTCCTCAAAGGTTGGTTAAAACGAGCTTATGCATAAACTTTAATATTGGAGATTAAAAATGAAACCAGGAATAAAAACCACTGAATTTTGGGCAACATTAATCGGCAGTATCGCTGTTGCAGGTGCATCAGAATTTGGACTCAACCTCAACGAAGCCTCAGTTGCTAGTATCGCAGCGATGGTGATTACCTATGTTGTGGGGCGTGTGATGAATAAAAACACGCAGGCCAAAATTGATCAGAAGTCTTGAAACGTGATACCGCTTTGGATATCGGCATTACTGCAAGCTTTACGTGATCTAATACAACCGTTTTTAGCTTATATGCTGGGCAAAGAGCAGCTAAGACGCAAGCAAGCAGAAGAAAATTTAGAGCTTCAAGAATCTTATGAAAAACTGGATGAACAAAATAAGTCTTATCGTGATCGGGGCAAGTCTGGTCTTCTTGAGCGGCTGCGCAAATCTCGGGAAAGTGCCGACGAGTAATTGCCCGGAGGCACCCCATTACACTGCACAAGAATGGCAAAAAATCGAAGAATCGGTTGCTGAGTTGCCAGAGCAAAGTCCGCTTATTCCTGTGCTGCAGGATTATATGGATTTACTCGATAAGCTAAAAGTTTGTGAAAAGCTAGAAAAAGAAAAATAATTTATATGCTGCCATTGCTCCCATCCCAAAATTTTCTAAGATGCTAACCGTACTCAGTGGAACGTTTAACACAGTTCCTAAACAAGCACATTTAATTTTTTGTCCAGATAGAATACTTTTTAATACACCTAAGCTACTAATCAGCATTATAACTAACGTTATTACGTTAACTA